CTCATGAGAAGGAGGAGCAGGCGCAGCGGGTTCGGGAGTTCATGAACTATTACATTATGAATGTAATGGAGGAGTACACCCCGGAATTTGACCAGATGTTGTTTCATTTACCGTTGGCGGGTTCGACGTTTAAGAAAGTTTATTATGACGAGGGCTTGGACCGTGCGGTTTCCAAGTTCATTCCGGCGGAAAACCTGATTGTTCCGTATGAAGCGAATGATTTAGAGACGTGCCCCAACATTACGCATGTTGTTCGCATGTCTCTTAATGATTTGCGCAAGAAGCAGGTTTCGGGGTTTTATCGAGACGTTCCGGTACTACCTGCGCAGGAAGAGGCGGACAGTGTTTCACAGGAGGTGGATCACATTTCAGGAATGGAGCCGTCTAATGTTGATTATGACTGCACGCTGCTTGAGTGCCATGTAGATTTGGATCTGCCTGGACATGAGGAGATGGATGAAGAGGGTGAACCCACGGGGATCAAGGTTCCGTATATCGTCACGATCAGTGAGGACAACGGGCAGATACTGTCTATTCGTCGTAACTATCAGGAAGATGACGAGCTTAAACGCAAGACTCAATACTTCATTCACTATAAGTTCTTGCCCGGATTTGGTTTTTACGGGTTGGGGCTTATTCACACGATAGGTGGTTTGTCGCGTACCGCGACGGCGGCGCTGCGTCAGTTGGTTGATGCTGGGACGCTGAATAATCTTCCTGCGGGATTCAAGGCTCGCGGACTGCGGATCAGGGACGATGATGATCCGTTACAGCCGGGTGAGTTCAGAGACGTGGACGCTCCGGGTGGTGCGATTCGAGACAGCTTGATGCCGTTGCCCTTTAAGGGGCCTGATCCCACGTTATTCCAGTTACTTGGTTTTGTGGTGGACGCGGCACAGCGGTTTGCCACGATTACTGATCTGAAGGTGGGTGACGGTAATCAGCAGGCGGCGGTTGGAACGACGATCGCCATGTTGGAGCAGGGCACGCGGGTGATGAGCGCGATTCACAAGCGGTTGCATTATGCGATGCGGGTAGAGTTCAAGCTCCTTGCCAAGATCATGGCGGATTATTTACCGCCAGATTATCCCTACACGGTAGCTGGAGCGGACCAGTCGGTGCGGAGCAAGGACTTTGATGATCGCGTAGATGTGGTGCCGGTATCTAATCCCAACATTTTCTCTCAGGCGCAGCGCATTACGTTAGCTCAGACTGAGTTGCAGTTGGCTATGCAGGCTCCTGAGATACATAACATTCCCGAGGTTTACCGACGCATGTATGAGTCGTTGGGTGTTAGGGACATAGACAAGATTTTGGCACCGCAGGCTAGTGACCAGGCCGAGCCTCGAGATCCGGCGCAGGAGAACATTGATGCTATGGAGGGGGTGCCGTTAGAGGCTTTTGCGGGGCAGGAGCATCAGGCGCACATCACGGCGCACTTGGTTTTTGGTTCTTCTCCGATGATTGCTCAGATGCCCAAGGTAGCGATGGATTTGCAGAAGCACATCATGGAGCATGTTCGCGTTCAGGCCGAAGAGCAGGCCGAGGTCATGATGCAGCAGCAGGCTATGATGCAGCAGCAGCAACTACCTATGAACGGTGCGGCGATGCCGCCTCCAGAAATGGCCGGTATTCCGCAAATGGCCCCAGAGGGCATGATGCCTCCTGAGCAGATGATGCAGGGAGGGGGAGAGGTTGAAATGGCGTCAAAAGGTATTGAATTTGAGGCAATAAAGGCACAGCTTATTGCGCAGGGTATGCAGCAAGTGAAGCAGCTTAGTCAGCAGTTATCTGGCGAGGGCCAGGAGCCTCCTGATCCGCTTATTGGCTTGAAGCAGCAGGAGCTGGCGATTAAGGATCAGCAGGTTAAGGGCAATCTGGCGCAGGATCAGCAGGAGCTTGAGTTGGATCGTCAGCGCATGGATCAAAAATCCACGGAGTTCCAGCAGCGAATTGCTAGTCAGGAGCGACAAACCGCCGCCCGTATTCAATCGGCGGAGGACCGCGAACGTATGAAGCAGAGGAGTAATTAGTATGAGTAAGGTACACATCATCAGTGGTCCCGGAGAGGACGCACCCAAGCCTGTAGGTAAGGCCGTCATTAAGGGACAGGGATCTGTGCCTTATGTGAGCCCAAAAGAATCACCGGGTCCGGATACGGCAAAGGGGATTATGGTTACGGGCAAGAAAAAGGGTATGCGTAGCGCGCTCCGGGGTGGACGGTACAAGAGTTGCTGAAATGTCTTGGCTGACTTAGGTAGGTCGTATGCAACTAAGCGTCATCATGGGGTTCCTTTTGATGGCCGTTGTTGGAGGATCCTATTTCTATATCAATATGCAACGCGCTCAGATAGCGCAGCTTCAGGTTGAACTACAAACGGCAGTAAGCAATCAGCAGGTGCTGGAAAGTACGATCGCTAATCAGAACACGCAGCTACAAGAACAATTAGAATCGCAACGTCAGAATCAGGCGCGGATTGCAGAGCTTTCAGAGATGAACGATGAGGCGCGTCAAGAAGTGACAGAGATGCGCAACACGTTCGCACGACATGACCTTAATAATCTAGCTATTGCTCGACCTGGCTTGATAGAGGGGGTGGTTAACAGGGGAACTGCTCAGGTACATCAGCAGTTTATTGACTTAACCAACCCGCGCCAGTTCGATGAAGTTCCTGCTGCTGAGTAGTGTTGTAGCCCTTAGTGGCTGCTCTACCTTGGGCAACCTCTTTAGCAGTCCTCCCGCTGTCCCACAAGTGGCTCCGGTGGAGATTATTACAGTTACTGAGCCTGCTCCGATTTACCATCCGACCCTTCCAGAGGGTGTTACTCCTGCAGAAATTGAATGGATCGTTCTCAATCCTTCCGTGATGCGGGAATATATTGAAAATTACGATGCTGGCGATGCCCCGGCGGTAGCGTATTACGGTTTGACATCACAAGCGTATGAGAACCTTGCTAACAATCTGGCTGATATTAGACGTTATATTCGACAAACGCTTAATATAATCAAATACTACCGGGATAATGATCCAACGAGGGACAATGAGGAAGAATGATCCATGGAAGAAACGGTTAAAAAAAAGGTCGATCTTGAACTGGAAATTACTCCTAACAATCTTGGCGTTAATCCTTTTCACCGCTGGATACATCTGGCTAGAGCTGTCGATGCTTGGCGTATCTTCCCCCGCCTTTTTGTAAGCGTATACATCTATTTGCTTTACGAGGTGGTGATTTGGTTCATGACCCTAGAGGAGCCAAATCTGGAGCAGGCCGGGCTCGTTAGTATCATCGTTGGGGCGATGGCAGCAGTCTTTGGGATATATGCCGGATCTTCCGGGCAGTCAAAATCGTTCAAGGGCGGCGAGGATGAATGAAGCACTTGGGCTGATCGGAGATGTCGGGTTTCCTATTGCGATTGCCCTGATTGCAGGGTTTTTTATATTCCTGACTATTAAATACATCCTGGAATCCGTTATTGGTCAGGTAAACGGAATACATGGGATCGTTCAGGCGCTTGATAACCGGGTTAAAACCATGAACCACGACATCATTCGCCTCGATGCGACGATGTGTAGTGTGCTTGGGATTAGACCTGATCTAAATCGGATCGCTAGGGCTGACGGGAAAGAAGATGCGCGGCGAGATTGATGGAAGGTATTGGTGCAGCGGTCAGCGAATATGGGTTTCCCATAGTGTCGGCAGTCGGCCTGCTGTACATGATCTATTACATCTGGAACTTTATAACCAACAACATCAAGGCGAAGTTAGCAGAGGCTAATGTCACACTGATTGCCCTGATTGACCGTATCAGGATGTTAGATAATGACATCATAAGGTTACAACAGAAACTGGATACGGTTATTGAGATAAGAGAGGTAAGTAAAGATGATTCTGATAACCCTGGCTAGAATTGCGATTGTAACGGCTGTAATAACAGCTATTTTTCTCTCCTTTCCTGCGTCAGCCACTGACCTCACGTTCCAGTTCAAAAACCCTAGCTTCAATGGCGCAGGCCAGTCTGCTCATTTCCTGACCATTGATGAGCAGGAGAGAAGTCGAAAACAGGCTATTCGTGAAGAGATTCAATCGAATGCAGATGAGCTGTTGCGGAATGAGGAAAACACTACCCTCGCTAAGTTCATTCGGAACCTCGAGTCCCGTATCTTTTCTCAACTATCCAGGGACTTAGCAGAATCCTTGTTCAACTCAGAGACTGGCGGATCGGGTGGTGTTTTTGATCTTGAAGGCAATCAGATCAGCTTCATAAATACCGGCACTGAGATTATCCTGACGGTCGCAGATACAGATGGAGGAATCACGGAGATAAGAATCCCTGTGGGTTCTTTCGGTATCTGCAGTGCGGACGATTGCGGTATCTAACTTTATGCTTCGTAGTTCTTGTTGCCGGGTGTGCAAGCGTAAATTCGGCGCGGGAATGTGCGAGTCTTAGTGAAGACTACATCAATGAGTATGGGGTTGAGGTTAATGATTGCCCTCGCGGCCCACGGATAGAGCGTCCTACTCTTAGGGACTTAATCGACCTGCCCATGCCACGGCAGAAGGCCGTAGTAAGCGTTTATTCTTTCTTAGACTTGACGGGCCAACGTGCTACCGCCGACAACATGGCGTTGTTCTCCACGGCTGTTACTCAAGGCGCAGACTCGTTTCTCATTGATGCCCTGCTCTCTGCGGGAAATGGAACGTGGTTTTTAGTGGCAGAGCGTGGTGATCTGGAAGCCCTGACTAGAGAACGTCAGCTTATTATTTCAACACGAAATAGTTATGACGGGGAGGGGGCCAACCAGTTAGAGCCTCTGCTGTTTAGCGGACT